CCGAATACGATGAGACGGATCTGAAGGACATAGACTGGCTGTACAGCAGGCTGGCGAAGCAGAAGCAGGAAGAGGCTAAGACGGCAAAGCAGGCGATGACAGGCAAGACGGAATTACCCCTGGAGTAGACGATGCCAATAGACCCGAAGTGGCGAGCGAAATACCAAAGGCCGGACGTGACTTTTACGAGGGAGTCAGCTAATGTCATAAGGACTCTTCGCGCAAAGTATGCGACCGACTACCAGCTCTTCTTTAGGAAGATGATGCAGGTATATGCGCCGAAAGGCAAGACCTATGCGGAGCTGCAGGGCGGTCTTTATCTCACGGCAAAGATCATACGCGGGTTCGATGCCATGCTTGGGACGACAGGCAGGCCAGCTACCGACGCTGAGATAGACACTCTGTTCCAGAACGTGGAAGAGCTCGAGCTTCAGATGCAGTACTTCCAGCGGATGTACGCAAAGAGTGTCAAGTTCCGCAGGGAGGCAAAGAAGCTTGAGGCCATGTCAGGAGTCAACCTGTCAAACATGGCAGGCGTGTCAGGGATGGTAGATCAGGAGCTAAGAGAGCTCGGCCTGCAGGGTGAGAAGCCGCAGGACTTCCTGAAGAAGCATGCGCCGGAGCTGTATGAGATGGGGACAGGGGTAGGAAGATTTGCCCTCCAATCGATGCTGGGGCCGTTCTATGAGATGGGAACGATGGCATGGAGAGGGGTCACAGGTATAGCAGGAGGCCTGCGAGGACGGCAGATCGCCAGGCGAAGGACAGAGCTTGGTAGAAGGTTCTCTCCGCTTGGGATGGACTTAGGTGAAGACATGATGGGTGGTATGGGACGGGGCCGCACAGCCGGAGGCGGACGGGGCATCAAGGACATATTCGGCATGGCAGGCCTTGGAGGTGGCATGACATCGAAAGCAGGGGATATAGGAGGCGCCACCGTAGCAGGCATGGCGGGGTTCTTTGATACAGAGGCATACAGGTCACGATGGACAAAAGAGGTACTGCAGCTCCTGAAGAATATGTCAGGAGGGCCGGGAGGTGGCACAGGATGGCTATCTCAGCTGGGCAAGCTTGTGCCCGTGCTCGAAATAGTGGCCGTTGCACTGGCAGGCATAGGCGGATGGATGCTCGGCCGCAAGATAGATGAGGGCATCAGGAAGACCGTAGGCGACAAGGCATACGACAACTTCTGGCTGTCGATGGCAACAGGAGGCAGGCAAGGTGAAGGGATACCAAAGACCCTGGCAAGTATGATGTTGCCTCAGATGGGCCCATCAGCGGAGAAGACCCTGCTGACCAAGAAGTCGTTCGACATAATGAGGTCGAAGGGCATGGACGTGACGCAGTACTTCTCCAAGGATCAGATCGCTATATACGATGCCATGAACAAGATCGGGAATGCGGTTCAGTCAGGCCTCAAGGCCGTGACAGACACATTTCAAAAGGCGTTCCCTGGCCAGGGCACGATGCCAACAACAGGATCGACGCAGGCCATGTACAGGCCAGACGATCCATTGACAGATAATCTCAACAGGACTGATGAGGAAACAGCATGAGTGACTTTTTCGGGGACTTCATAAATCAGCAGGGAACCAGGACGATGGGGCTGCTCCAGGGTCTTGGAGTGGGGGTTGCCGCATCGACACAGGCTAATGCGATAGGATATGCATCCTCCTTAATAAGCCAGCTGGTCTCCGGGGCGAATATACAACACGGGCGATACGTATACAATCAAAGCGCCCTGGCGATATCTTCGGCCAAGATACCTGTGATGGAGTACAGTGGTGTCGTTCCTGATGTTCAAGGAGGCATCCCACCGCAGTATATGGTGACGATACAAAACTCATATAACAAGGTCATAAGAGCAACGCTTCAAGAGTCATTTATGATGAGCACGACATCGGACTGGATTCCATTCCTGAACCCCAAGATCAGCGACAACCTGGTGAAGCTCGGCGCACTGTTCCACATGTCACTATTCCCAAGATTTGCATCCAGGCGCGTGTGGCGTGGCACGTCACCGATCCAGATGAAGCTGAGGCTGAAGTTCGAGGCGGTGAACAATTCATGGCAAGAGGTAGTCCTGCCATGCCTTCGACTCATGCAGATGTCCCTACCCGGTGAGGGAGGGATAAAACCATTTCAGATGTTCGGATCTTCTTTTACAATACCTGTACTTGAACCGCCGGGCCCCAGCCCGTTCATGCTGAACGAGGATGTCAAGACAAACTTCGAGACCGGCAATCTAACCAGCTTCACGAACAGGCTTAACCAGATCGTAGTATCGGGATCAGACCAGATCAGGATCAAGATAGGCAGGCTGGTGGAGTTCAACAATGTTATTGTAGAGAGTGTGCAGGTGGAATACCTGAACAAGTTCGGATCGGACGGCAAGCCCGTTGGCGCAAGAGTAGAGATAACATTCTCGACATACGAGATATACACCAAAGAGGCGATAGAGGAATCACACAACCCGCAGGGATAAAATGGACAGGACCGTATTCTATGCGAAGGAGACAGTAACAGATCAGGTGACGGGGGTGCGCCAGCAGGAGCTGGACTATCTGCACAACAGCCTGAACAACTTCGTGATGACATATCTCCCGTCATATTATAGGGTGGAGGAGTCGGACATATACAGGCCCGACACGATCAGCCAGAGGAACTACGGCACGATAGGGTATTGGTGGATCATACTGTTTAAGAACGGCATACACGATCCATTCAACGACCCACAGGTGGGGCAGCAGTTTACCATACCGAACGTGCTGGACATATACAACTTCTGGAAGAACTTCAGGGTGGTCGCACCGAGGCCGAACGTGCTATTAAAGCCGTCAGGAGTTAGTCCATGAGCATCGCCGTACAGGGTAACTATACATTGAATATAAAGTTCGGTGATACAAACATACCGTTGAACCCGACGGCCATGGACGAGTTCACGATCATACAGGACATGAACAGGTTCCTGCCTTACTTCAGGCTACGATTGATGGACTCAAGCGGCATATTTACACACGTTGCCCCGTTCGACAAAGGCATGAGCAGAGTGTCTGTGCAAGTCGCAGGCAGCATAGGAACAGACATACAGAACGCCTACAGCTTTGTAGTGTACAGGAGATTCCCCGAGTCGATGTATGTTGTGTCGAACCACTATGACGTGGGTGGACTGCTGGATGTATCGAACCTGTTCAACCCGAGCATATGCAGGGCGTTCGTTGATACCATAGGCAACGTCGCGGCCTACATAGCGATCAACGAAATGGGGTGCGACGATATAGATATAAGCCAAAGTCTCATGACGTTGACAAAGAAGATACTGCAACCGAGATGGACGAACGCACAACTGTTCAAATACTGGAAGAGGACGCTTGGAGATACGGGCGGGTATTGCTATATGCCATTCATCAAGGTAGTCGACGGCAACTTTATATTTACGTTGAGAAGTCTAAGCGACATGATGAATGCAAACCCGGAATATAAGTTCATCGTCGGGGATAGGCCATACATGGACTACCTGCCGGTGACGGACTACACCATATTCGACAACTATAAGATACAAGGCATCAAGGGAGTGAAGACGCAGGAATACTTCTACTTCGATTACAACCTGGGCGAGCTCATCGATGCACGTGACAACTATGAGGACTACGTATCGCTGTCCGACTTTATTACAGCCGACATAGAGGACTCCGAAGAGAGCATCACGATCCAGAACCTGGGAAGGACGAACGAGTTCACAGAGACATTCGTAGGCAACGAAAGAGCAAGATACTACCGCAGGATCAACGACCTGACGAAGATGTGGATATATACCTGGGGTCTTGCCAACGTAGTGCCGGGGCAGGTAGCACAGGTGCTGTTCGCGCAAGGGGCGCAGGCAGGTAACATATCAGCATATCAGTATTCAGGCAACTGGCTGATCGAGCGAGTAGTGCATTCGTTCGGATCAACATTTTCGACAAAGCTATTGCTAACAAGGGCAGGCGTGGATACCGATAAAGATACGACGCTCATTCCTGCCATAAAGGTAGTGTAATGGCACCGTCAAACTTAAATACGAAGTTTATAGGGATGTACAGGGGGCAGGTCTTTGACAACATGGATCCGCTGAAACAGGGCAGGATCAAGGTGCAGGTATGGCCTATGATGTCGGAGATCGTGAATGCTGACCTGTTACCGTGGGCCGTACCAGCCATGCCCTTGTGGGGTGGCGCAGGCAGTGGGTTCGGGATGATGGCGATACCGGCAATAGGGACGCACGTCTTCGTATTCTTTGAGGCAGGCGACGTCTATCAGCCTGTGTATTTTGCAGAGGCGCAGAATGCGATGGCTGGGATACCTGCAGAGGTGGCAGGTGACTATCCATACACTCGTGTGATGAAAAGCCCGAGCGGTGTCAAGATCATGGTGAACGACGCCAATGGATCAATCAAGATCGCCACACCGCTTAACTCGACTATTGAGATTGATGGCACAGGCAATGTCAAGTTAACATCTGTGGCCGGGGTGAGCATTCAAGCTGTTGTGGATATCGCTTTGCTTGCTACGGGAGCTATCATAATCACAGCCACAGGAGCCGTTAATATAACCACACTTGGTAACATTACAGTGAACGCGGTGAACGCGGCTATAAACGCAAGTGGAACAGCAAAGATACTATCAATAGGAAAGACGACCATTTCTGCCACCAACGACGTTGAGGTAGCAGCATCAGGCACAGCTAAAGTCATGGGGCAGAACGTTGTAATAGTAGGCTCTTTAGGAGTAGACATAAACTGATGGCAACGAAGAAGATAGCATGCCTGGGAGACCCGGCAAGCCACCCAGGCGTGATCAACACCAGTGGACAGACCGGAATGAATAAGGCAGGAGGAGTGGTGATAGCAGTACAGGGCGCGACATTTGCTTGTTTGACACCGGGGCACGGGACAACGCCGATAGCTCCTATAACAACGAAGAGCAGGATCGAGAGCAAGCTGATTATAACGGAAGGTGCGGTTGCAGGGTGCGGTGCAGTAATAGCCCCTCCTCCAAGAAAGGTGCTTGTAGAATGAGCGGAGACGTAATGACGACTCAGAAGCTGATCGACTACAGTTGTGCTGGCATCCTTGGGATATTCATTTGTGCATGGGCCATCTCGGTAACATGGATGAACCTGTGGGGCAGAAAGAAAGGCAAGAAGTAACATGATGCAAGCAGAAGTATGGTCAGATCTGGATGCAAGGTTCTTGACCGACTCTCAGGGAGCGATCAAGAAGGTGACGAATGTCGATTCGGTCATCACATCTATCGACAACATCTTGGGAACAGCACGGCTGGAGCGGGTGATGCTCCCCGACTTTGCGATCAGGCTAAAGGACATCCTGTTCGAGCCGATGACGGAAGAGTTCATGCAGTTCCTTTCAGATCAGGTTAAGGCGGCGGTAGAGACCTGGGACGACAGGGTGACTGTCTTGGCCGTAGATGTATGGTTCGACCCAGACAAAAACTTTGTAGAGTTCCGTCTGGAGTTCGCCATAAAAAGCTTTCAGAATATATTTACCTACACAAAGAGAGTAAACTTCTAAGGGGGATGAGATGTCGACACTAACGCCACTTGACTATGCAAATTACGACTTTGATACGCTGACACAGCAGCTCGTAAACAGGCTAAAGGCCAACCCGGACTCACCGTGGAAGGACACCTACCGATCGTCAACAGGGCAGATGCTGATAGAGCTGTATGCGTACATAGCGAACCTTGTTCTGTACTACATCGAACGCCGGGCAGAAGAGTCCTACATCGAGACGGCACAGCTAAAGTCAAGCGTGGTCAACCTTGTCAGGCTCGTTGGATACATTCCAACCAGAGCCGTGTCATCTACAGGCCAGCTTCAGTTCTCAAAGAATACGGCGTGGGCGGTAGATATCACGATCCCACAGTACACCGAATGCCGAACCAACGCAGGCATGAAGTATCTGACCAACGAGCAGAAGATCATACAGGCGGGGCTTGGTGTGGGTGATCCTGTAGACGTTCAAGGCATACAAGGATCTATAGTGCAAGTGACGTTCTCATCGAACGGAGCAACAGCGCCAGCGCAGTCGTACACCATAAGCGACACACAGATAGAGAACGACAGCTTCCCCGGCCTCATCGATCCTGATACGACGTTGGGCGTGTTCGTCAATGGCACACAGTGGCATAGGGTAAGCTCGTTCACGTCATCGACGGCTGACTCTCAGCACTACATGATACGGGCAGAGCTGGATGATACGGTATCAGTGCTATTTGGGAACAACCAGTTCGGCAAGGCGCCTGGAGTGGGAGACCAGATAATAGTCAAGTACATCAGGTCGGAAGGTGCATCCGGCAATGTGTTTGAGGCAGGCAAGATCATCAGCATATATTCCCCTTTGTACGACGCGAACAACGTCCTCGTGACAAGCAAGGTATCAGTAACCAATGCGAGCCCGAATGGACTATTCACCGGCGGTGCTGATTCGGAAAGCATAGATGAGATAAGAGAGAACGCCCCGAATGTTTTCAAGACCGGTGATCGTGCGGTGACAAAATCGGACTGCATCTCCATACTCGAAAACATACCCGGGATAGCCAATGCGAACGTGTGGGGTGAGCAGGAGGAGTATCCTGCAGGGGGCGCCCCTGCAAGCGCAATGAATGCTGTTAAGATTGTCACCATATTCTCCAACTTTACAGAGCCGACGCCAAACTTTAAGACCACGGTAATAAATCCCATCCTTACAACCAAGGCCACGCTCACGGTAAAGTTTGAGTACACATCTCCCAAGGTCATCGAGATCGTGCCGACAGCAACAGTGCGGATCCATCAGGGCTATACGATATCCGCGGCAGAGCAGAATATCAACACCGTGCTGCAGGAGAACTTTGTGCTGGGGACGACAACAAGGCTGGGGCAATCGATAAGAGTGTCCCAGATCGTGCAGGCCATCAACTCGCTGGCAGAGGTGGCATACTTACACATGGAGCTTGTGGCGAGGAGCGAAAACCTGGCTAACTACGATGTGCACCATGACTTTGGATGCATACTCCTGGCAAATCCCATACAGACGGGTACGGTCAATGTGTATGTGGGGCAATCGGATGACGTGGCACTGTTGGTAGGAACGGATGACGGTGCAGGAACATTCACTCCCACAGTTCCAAATCCGCTTCCTCCAGGATTTCAGTTCCTTGGCGGTGAGGTGCAGTACAACGCAGGGCCGAACCCGATAGGATACTGTGGGTTGGATATGCTGAACCACTTGCTTCCGCCAGGAATGTTCATATGGGTTAAATATCTTCAGGACAATACCTCGATCGGATTCACGGGGGATATTATCGTGGACAAGGACGAGGTCTGCAGGCTGTGGGAGGATCAAGGCGACCTAACAATCGACTTTGAATAAAGGGGGATACAATGATAGGCACAAAGAAAGGGTACAAAGGAGTATGGCGCATAGAGCACCGTGACAGGAACGGGAGGCTTTTGTGGTCAGAGGACAAAGAGAATGCGCTCACCAATCAGGGCGAGAATAATATCCTGAACGTGTACTTCAGGAACCTGGGAGCGCCCGCCACAGGGTTCTTCGTGGGGATGTGCAACGGATCGATGGACGTGGGAAGCACGCTTGCCACAGTGCCGAATGAGCCTGTAGGTAATGGGTATGCCCGTCAAGCCGTCCTCAGGGACGAATCGGACTCAGGATGGCCTGTAATTGAGCTACATGAGGGAAATTACAGGGCTATATCGAAGCAGGTACAGTTCATGGCTGCTGGAGGCACTATTGGGCCTGTGAACATCATATTTCTGTGTACAGTGATTACAGGAATCAGTGGACTGCTGACGGCATTCGTCAACCTGTCCCTGCCAAGAACATTGCTGGATGGAGACAGCTTACTGGCGAGGTATACAGTAACGCTACAATAAACTATGACATACACCGAAGAACTAGAATTTACGATACAATCGACGCAGCAACTGCTGAATAGGCCGCAGTCTGCCGTGGGCGAGTTCATAGCCTTTGGCGACGGCTTGAACCCGGCGTTCGATCACGATACGACATATCTTGAATTACGGCATGGCTTCGTCACGGTAACGGATGGGGCGGAGACGTATCAGGATGACGGCAACGGCAACCTCGTAAATGTTGCCGTGCCTATCGTGGCAGAGCTGTTCGCGGTAGGACGATCCCCAGGTGATCCGCTTATAAACTCACCGACATTCACAAATACGATAATCAATCCTGGGATACAGCCTGGATCGATCATGATAACGGACGGCGTTGAAACATTCTTTGATACAGGAATCGGGCCTCTGGAAGGAGCGCTGGGTGGATTTGGATTTGCTGACTATGCATCAGGCACGATAACCATCACGTTTACATACATACCTCCTCCCGGCACACAGATACTTATCAACTATACCAGCATAGCATCGGGATTGCATGGCACGGTGAACTATGTGTCAGGGCACATACACGTAGTGTTTACCAATCCGCCCTTACTGGGCGCGATCATAACAACAAGCTACCAGTGGCAGCAGTATTATCCGACAGCGATATACGTTTTCAATCTGGGCATACTGATGACATCGATAACGGACGTCGATGTCGTCGCATCGAAGTATGTGGATCTGATACAGCTCGTGCCTGAGAAGTTCAGGGGCGCCGAGATCCTGCAGGAATATCTGCGGGCAGTAGGTCTATACACAGGCATATGGCTGACCAAGATCGACAACATGCTGAAGCTGTTGGATATATATTCTGTGAGCGACCAGTTTAAGGAGACGATACCAGCACATAACCTGGTGTTCGATGAAGAGTACATGTCGAGGCTGGGAGCGCTCATAGGGCTGACGATCACCAAAGGAAGGAACCCTGGAGAGACGGAAGAGCAGTATAGGGACAGGTTACGACGCCAGCTCATCAATGCGATCGACTGGTATAAGATCAAAGGTACATATCAGGCACTACAGGACGCAATATACATCACGAACCAGGCCATAGCAGTGAAAGACCTGTACACCAACGACTACATCAACTTCATTCAGGAGGACTGGTTCATAGCAAGCTATCCAGGGGAGAACCCACCGGGGCTGGATGCTACATACTACAAGTCACCGCACTTCGGATTGCAGATCGTTCTGAACCAGGTATTTATGCAGCCACCGGCTAACCCATACCTGTGGAAGGGTGATGACAAGTTTGCGAACGTGAGGGCGCTGGTTGAGGAGATACGGCCTGTCAACACCGTGCCGACATTCATCATTGAGATGGACGCACAGTGCAATGAGGACGGCACCTTATATACAGTATCAGCAACACAGGTTAAGTCCATAAGACTATATGAGCCGTGGGTATTCACCAGGCAGTACTTTGATCAGGATCACCTGGGGCCGGGGCAGACATTCCACTTCGACAACGACATGATCATACCCATAACGGCAGAGACGTATGGGACTGGTGATGGAGGAACCGTAACCTTCATTCACACAATGGACAACGTGGGATTCAAGATTAGAGAGGGATTCGTCACCGTAACGGATGGGGTAGAGATATTCATAGATAACGGGGACGGTACGCTCACAGGCAACCTTGGTGGTGTAGGAACTATTAACTATACGAATGGAATATGTAATGTAACATTCCAAGGCGCTCCTGCTAAGGGCGTGGGCATAACGACCGACTATCAATACTTCTTCGGATCAGGAAGGTTCTTTGACTTCTCCCAGTTGGCATTTTTGGAATCTGTGACAGTATGGAAGCTGGGAACAGGCAACAAGGGAGTATCACCGGATACACCCGGATGGAACCTCGTAACCATAACACATACAGGAACGATGGCGTTCCCCCAAACGATACGAATCCTTCCCGATAGGACAGAGTACGAAGTAGTAGTGAATCAATCAATAGTAGAAGCGGGCGGATTCTCCGAGCTTGGGCTATACCTAAGCGACGGTACAACGTTGGTGATAGGATGCACATTTCCTGACATATTCAAAATAGCTGGCGTCGAACTGAGGATCATACTAAGGCTACTAAAATAACGGAGGAACAAGATGGCTACCCAAACTATAAGAGTAAGATTCTTCGACCCGGTTGAAGCGCACGTGGTCAACGAACGATTCCAGGATGTCCGAGTGGTGGGCATATATTCGGGTGGGTATCTTTCGAGAGTCAACGACACCCAGGTAAACGTGTCACAGCTCGTGTGTGAGATAAGCGACGGGCAGTACCAGATTAGAATGATGACTGACGGGCCTCAATTGGTAAACGTAACGAGTGGCACTCAGTACGTTATACTACGATGGTTGTACAATGGCACAGTATCAAACGATGTGCAATTCCTTGCTGTTGATTCGGGCGGCCTTCAGGTAAATGATGTTATCATAGGGTTCTGTCATTACACAGGGCCAGCGCTGGATAGTTTTTTATATGACAAAAGAACCACTCCTGATACACACGACCTGTTCCTAAAGGTAGAGCCGACTGACCCCACAACAATGAGCATTAAGGTAAGACCGGGCAGAGTTAACTATGGAGTGCTTAATTACTCCGTTCCTGACACTGACTTGCTGCTTGCAATGCCTGCTGCCAACCCAAGGATTGATGTGGTGTATATTGATACGGACGGTGTGCCTAAGGTCAAGACAGGGGATGAAGCAGCCAGCCCTATCGCAAAACCCTTTCAAGGAAAGATCGCGCTGGCAAAGATAGCCATGTCTCCTGGAATGGGCACGATAACAAAAGAGGATATTACTGATGTAAGGTCATTTATCACTGGCGGCATAGTTCCCGGTCAAGTGGCTGGAGATGTGCTATACTTTAATGGAGACCCACTTGTAAACGCCTGGGACAGGCTGCCAATCGGCACAGCAGGACAACGACTGCGGGTAAATGTAGGAGCAACGGGGCTGGAGTATGTTGATGTATACAGATTGCTGGTATGGTACGTTGATGGCAATCTGGTCATAGGAAACAGCAAGAGCGTCACGCTACGGATGCCATTCAACGGAGCATTCGTGCGCGCCGATGCATATGTTGTATCAGCTCCGTTGGGCACTCCAATCAAAGTGCAGATCAACAAGAACGGTGGGAACATCTGGTTCCCCGCACCAGATCACAGGCTCACAATATTAGCAGGTGTGACGAACGGAAACACCCTGTCATTTGACACGATCACGTTCGTAGCAGGCGACGTGTTCACGATGGACTTGAACCAGGTAGGAAGCACAACAGCAGGCATGAGCCTGACTGTTCTGCTAACGGTCAAGGAGACTCCGTAATGGCGCAAAGCGTATTACTGTTTAGCTTTCCCGCGCAGTCACAGAGCGCAAGGAATGTGGCTTCAATAACACAGACACAGAACTTCCTTACACCAATAGACGTAACAAAGGTGGTATATAGTGGGACTGCATACGCATCTACGGATGGATACAGCTCGTTCTACAACAAAGGATGGTCAGTTACCATTGAGATATATTCCGATGGGGCGTGGGTGCTTGTTGATAGCTGTGGTGGGACGTCAAGCGGCGGCGGCAGCCAGGGGTGCACTGTCGGTGGCACAAAAGAAGGTACAGTAGCGGTGCCTGTGCTATATCCGAACGTGACAGCAGCACGGTGGACAGCGACCGCGCATGCATACTCTGACCACGACCAATATGTAGCAGTGACATTAAGTGCATATCAACTGTTCGTTCTATCAGTTAGCGATACGGGGTACATAGTATGAGAAATCCATTCAGATGGGTATTGGAAGAGATCGGATTATTGCTTGCGGTGATCATGATGATCATATGGATAAGACCATGGCGCAAGCAGAGGAATTCTGGCGATCAATGTTGGTCGTCAGATTACGGGTGCGGAATCGATTAGGCCGCACGGTGCACTTCACCGGACGGAGTGATCGAGGACGTACGATTAACAAGGAGGAAACACAATGCGTAAAGGGGCGAAGGATGCAATAGCGGTTAGAGGATTTGCCCGATTTCAGCTTGTAGACAGTGAGACCGGCAAGCCTCTCGGCAGGCCCTCGAAGTGGTACAGGAACACCGTTGTGAACCTCGGTTTTGCATATTATGTGTGCGGATCTATCGGAGCGATCTCGAACTCCACGCAGGTCACATACATGGCAATCGGAACCGGGACAGCACCGGGTGCGGCCGATACTTCGCTGCAGGGCGAAGTCGGTGCAAGGGCGACGACCAACAATTCTGTCATGTCCAGCAAGACGCTTCAGACGACAACCCAGTTCGCTGGGTCAACTCTGACGGCGTTCCCTGTGACAATACAGAACGTGGCGTTAGTTAACACCAGCTCGGGCGGAACCATTCTGTCTGGCACAACCTATGCCACATCACAGTGGAATAGCAACCAGAACGTGAATGCAACCTACCAGCTGAGGTTCAGCGCATAAGCAAACGCTCCAGGAGAGCTGAAACGTTTGTAAATAGAAAGGTAAATCCTATGAAAAGGAAGAAGGGCATATACAGAGTGCCAAAGGGACAATTCATCAACCTCGATGTAGGTTGTGGGTTGAATAAGACCAAAGGGTATGTGGGTATGGACATTCGAAAGGTCAAGGGCGTTGACATCGTCCATGACGTGGAAAGTGTTCCATATCCACTATCCGATGGCTGCTGCAACATGATTCTGATGAGCCATCTGATAGAGCACATCTGCCCGAAGCGCATGATACACGTTATGAATGAGCTTTGGCGGATCATGAAGGTGGGAGGCCACCTTTACATATCGACTCCTTATGCAGGATCGCGAGGATGTTGGCAGGATCCGACGCACTGTGGGCACTGGAACGAGACGACACCGTTGTACTTCGACCCGTATCCGTATGTACTGAAGGGCGAGCGGAGCATCCTGTATGACATCTACAAAGCAAAGCCATGGCAGTTGAGAGAGGACTCCTGGTTCGCCACCGGCAACCTGCAGATCATATATGAGAAGAGGAGGAACGATGAAAAGGGCAAATAGATATCAGAGACTGGTAGCATTGACCAAAGAGGTCAAGAACAACGTGCCCGCCATGCGGAAGATATGCATAGCAGTACCAACGACAGGAAGCATGCGGATTGAGTGGATGATGGGCAGGTACGGATGCATCATGCCGATCAACTGGTCGCATGGAGAGATATTGCAGTACTTCGACCAGTTCAGCCCGATAGGATATGTCGTGGCCGACGCAAGGAACATCTGCGTTGAGTACTCGATTGCGCAGAAGTTCGAGTGGACGCTGTTCATAGACCACGACACAGTCATACCTCCGACGACGTTCCTTTTGCTCGGGGAGTGGATGCGCGCAATGACGCACCCGATCGTGGGGGGTCTCTACTATTGCAAAGGAAGCCACCCGGAGCCACTGGTGTTCAGAGGCAGGGGCACCGGATATTATGATAGGTGGAAGTTCGGCGATGCTGTAGAGGTCGATGCACTGCCGATGGGATGCACGCTCATTCACAACTCGATCCTGAAACATCTGTACGACAACAGCGAAGTGTATACCGTGGGGTCAATATACGGCCCCATAGTCGTGAGGCGCGTGTTCCAGACACCGAAGATATCGTGGCAGGATCCTGAGAATGGCAGGTACAACTCGTACGCCGCCACGGAAGATCTCCCACTCTTCGATAGGATCATGAAAGACAAAGTCCTGGAGAAGCTGGGATGGAAGAAGCTGGCGAAGAAGCAGTATCCGTTCATCTGTGACACGCGGATCTTCTGCCAGCACATAGACGAGGCCGGGATACAGTACCCCGGGCAGATGTACAAGAACACAAAGCAGTATACAGGCAGTGACCTGCAGAAGATAGAAAGGAAAGGGGTATTCAATGTCGGACAATCAAAAGGGAGCCAATACTCCGGAGCTTGAGACGTTGAGCGTCAATGTAGGCGAGCACGTTCAGGCCAGCGAAGCTGTGGGAGGAGCGGATAAGTCTCCGTTTCAGAATCCGATGCACGACCCAAGGGTAGCAGGCATAGCCATGGCCACCACGATCGAAGAGGTCATACGGTTGGCGCCATTGGCTATTCAAAAGAGCCGTGAAGAGAAGAAGCCTGCGATCATCACGGTGATAGGGTTTCTGGAGCCTCCTAAGAAGTAAGAGGGAAGATGGCGTATACATATTCTGACTCAGGGCTACAATACGGCGGAGCGGGTTCTGATTACGACGGCAACCCGATTACGTTATTGGTCGATGTTTACGACTCGATAACGGCATCGGAACAGGTGTCGATGGACATGCCGATTGGCACCAACGTCTTTGATACGGTCACGATCACGGAGGCAGTATCAGAAAGTTTGGATGTCCTCAATGCCGATGTCTCCGATTCGATAGCGATCGTGGAGGATCTAATAGGCGAAGTGGCATTGCCTGCCGACGTCTTCGATACGATCACGATTACGGAGCAAGTAGACATAAATCTGGACGTCCTCAACACAGACATCTTCGATACGATATCGATACTGGAAGAGATCACCACCGAGCTGGACGTCCTTAATATAACACCCGGTGAAGACATCCTTATCACCGAGGATGTCGGAGTGATGGATTTTCCCCTCAACGTCGGCCCTCTCACGGAAGATATACTTATCACAGAAGCCGTCACCATATACCCCGACCTACAAGAGCTCAGTGTATTTGATACCATCACGATCACGGAGAGCGCGACAACCCTCCTGGACGTGCTGTGCGTATTCGTGTACGATAGTGTGCAATATGGTGAGCCGACAGATCTGTATCCAGACCCGCTGTATGCGAGTGCTGTCGATACGATCTCGATTATAGAGAACATTACAGAGTCCCTGGATGAGTTGTTTACAGATGTCTTCGATACCATCACGATCACAGAGTACACCGAAGAGTTTACGGACATACTGTATGCAGATGTCTTCGATACAATCACGATAGCAGAGAGCGCCTCACAGTTCCTGGACGTTCTCAATCCAGACGTGTTCGATGATGTGGCAATCACTGAAGATGAGACCACGCTACTTACCACGCTCAATGTTAGCGAGTTCGATTCAATAAGTATCGAAGAAGCGCTGACCCTATTCCTCGACGTGCTTAATTCCTCTATATATGAGGACGTAGCGATCACCGAAGATGTAGGAGCCCTGGACTTCCCGCTCAACATAGGGCCGATATCCGATACGATAAGTACGACAGAAGTTGTAACGGCATATTTAGATGCACTGTGGACGTCGGTGCAGGACGATGTAACAATAGAAGAATTTGTATCTGATGTTCTGGATGTGCTGTATATATCTGTTGATGATACGGCAACGATTACAGAAACTGCTGATACGGCTCCCGGCATATTGTTTGTCGATGTATTTGATGCGACAACGATAACAGACCTCGTCACTAACATACGCCTGTCCGCCCTATTCGCAAGCGCGTTCGACACTGTAACGATAGCAGAGAATATAGATCTGTCACCCGATCCTCTATTTGCAAGCGTAGGCGACGACATAACAATATTAGAGGATGTGAGCGTATCACCCGATCCACTTATTACGGGAACGGTATACGACGACATCAACATCACAGAGGATGAGACGACACTCTTGGATGCTCTCAATCCAGACGTGTTCGATACGATAACGATCAGCGAGAACGAGACGACGCTCCTGGATGTCCTCACCCCGGACGTGTTCGATACGATAACGATCACAGAGGACGAGAGCGTATTCCTCAACGCGCTATTCATAAACGAGTTTGAAGACATACCTATAACCGAGGACGAGACGACGCTCCTGCCAGAGCTCATCATAAGTGCAGAAGATGATATCAGCACCACAGAGAATACGGATCAATATCTGGACGAGTTGTTTGTGGACGTATTCGATATGGTATCTATATTTGACATTGCGCCGCTCAACCCGGATGAGCTGTTCGCAACGATGTTCGAGGACATCCACATCACAGAGTCCGTAGCCGACTACGAGACAGAACTCTTTATAAATGTAGTAGACTTAGACATTATTACGGTCACTGAGAACGAGACCACTTTACTGACAACACTCGTTCCGAGCATGTTTGATACCCTCACGATCACAGAGGACATTACCTTGTTCCTCGACGCGCTGTACCTGACCGTAATCGACTCACCTACGATATCCGAATTTGTACAGGCACAGCTCGACGCCCTGTTCGCATCCGTTACAGACGATGTCGCCATAACGGAGTTTGCCGACATGCCGCTTGACGTGTTGGCCGTCGATGTGATCGACACCGTATCGATAGCCGAAGCGGCAGGAATGCTGGACTTCCCGCTGTTCGTAGGGCCGGTATCAGAGAACATAACGATCAGCGAAGTGCCGACCCTGGGCCTCGATGCCCTGTACGAATCGATAGAAGATACGATCATAACGATAGACATATTCCTGCCAGACCTGCAGAGCAACATCTTTGCGACTGAGGGGACGAAGCACAGCTATAATGGAAGCCCAGCAACATATAGTGACCCCCACGTAACCTACGACGGTGAAGAAGCGACAGTTATTATCATCAGTGAGTTCGTGCAGATGGGGCTGGTATCAACAATATCTGTCGGCGAAGACATCACGATTACAGAGTCACTGACCGACTTCGTGGACACGCTGTACCTATCTGTGACCGAAGACATCACGATCACAGAGAATGTCACCAACAACATTCCGTTCATCGCCTTCGGGGTATATGACGACATCACGATCACAGAGGACATTGCAGCAGAGTCGTTTGTAGGCGTGAACACCTCCGAAACCGTCACGATCACAGAGGTCACCGACCTTCAGCTGGATCAGCTGTTCATAGACGTATCAGAAAATATAACCATCGATGACTACCCACAATTCGGGATAGGCGTCGAGATTCTCTCTGAAGAAGACATAGTGATACAAGAGTATGTAAACCTCGCGGTGCCCGTGCGGTTTACCGTATTTGATACAGGCTCCATCGTAGAGGACGTGCTCCTGTACATGGCGATAGGACTGCTAGCGGAAGATCTGGTCAGCATCACGGAGTTCTTTGACTACAACCAGATATTCGGGATGTCGGCGTTCGACGACATTACCATAACAGAGGACTTCAACTACACCCAAGAGTTTGACATGTTCGCCTTCGACGACGTGACCATAAGTGAGGCGACAGCCGAGGAGATGCCGGACGAGGGCGTGGTGTTCGAAGATATAATGATCATCGAAGAAGTGATGATGTTCCTGACCGAGCTGGCAATCCCGCTCGTGTTTGAGAGCATAATCATAGACGACACGTTCACAAGGGAACAGCTGATAATCATCAGGGGCATGCGGCGAATGCGTCTGGAATCAAAGATACCCAACCCGAAGTTCAAAACACAGAGCAAGATTGACTACTTTACACACGTTCAAGAAGTGGGGGTCTAAATGGCACTACCAGAGGAAAGACACTATGTAGGAGAGGTCGGAACAGAGATGATCATCGACTGCGGACGCGATATCTCGACGGCGGCAGATATGCGACTGCTCGTGAAGAAGCCTGACGATACAGTGGTCGAGTGGATCGCGGGGCAGTACCTTTCAAACAAGAACGCCATCAGGTACGTCACAGAGGCTGGGGACTTCGACCAGAGTGGTGAGTACGAGATGCAATCAAAGATAGCCATAGGCGGATTTATAGGGCTCGGGAAAACTGTTAAGTTTATAGTATACGACCGGTTTGCGTAAAGGAGGAGGAAACAATGCCAAAGTACCGTAACGACACTGCCGCTCGATTAGTAATCGATGGGCAACCCCTGGAAGTGGGTGATACAATAGAGACGACAGGGTGGTACGTTATCGCGGGGCTGACTAAGCTCTCGGACGACCCTGTAAACGTGCCTGTTATCCTGTCACAGGTAGTAGCTGTATCGGGAGATGTTGATATACCGACCACAGCTAACAACCTAAATGTGGTAAGGTACACGATCAAGATCCGGGGACTTGTGGGGTCGGCAGGAAACACGATCGCATTCAACGTCGCAGGCACAACGCCAGTACTAGATATTGAAGAGGGCGACGAGTTCGTGTTTAACTGCATGGGCAGGTCAATCGTCAAGCTCGTCTGCACAATAGCCGCCGGCTCAATAAAGGTCGACGTGCTGAGATGGTAAAAGGGGGTTTCGATGCCTAACACTTTAATCAACCCCGTAGTATTGTCGACGCTGGTTATAGCACCGGGGACGGTGACCATACCAGCTACTGTAAACGGCCTGCGTGTGCAGAGGTATGCTATCTTCATACGGGGGATCGCGGGCACAGGCAACACCATTAAGTACAACGTTGCAGGCGCGACTCCGATATTGGATGTGGAGGTAGGGGACAAGTATGTAATCAGATGCAACGGCAGGTCGATCGTTGCCCTTATCGTCGCATTAGGTGTCGGCGGTAAGATAAAGATAGACGTTCTAAAAGACTAACAGGGAAAGGGGTACAAAACATGGCACTCGCACTTCCTATAGGTACAGACCTGTTGAGCAATCCAGATCATAGTCTACTGCACAGGGTATTCGCGGTAGACCTGCTCGCACCCGAGCAATCTGTCATTGTCAACTCTTCGGGGACACTACAGGCAAAAGTAGGCATAGCAATCAGAGACAGTAGCACCAACTGGTACACGACATTCCAAGGAGGCGCACAGGCAGGGAATCTTACCTATACGCTTCCAACAGGATATCCTGCAGTAACCGGATATGTACTGTCCGGCACGACAGGCGGTGTGCTGAGCTGGATCGCGGCGACCGGCACAGGACTGTCATATACCACAAGCTTCACGAGCGCAAGCTTGGCGGCGGGGATACTTACTGTGACGCATGCGCTTGGCAGGAAGTATGTCGTGTATAAGATATACGACAACAACGATCTGGAGATCATACCAGACGGCGCAACAGCGACGGACACGAATACTCTTACGGTAGACCTGACGTCTTTCAGCCCGATAACGGGAACTTGGAATATCAGAGTCGTGGCGTAAGCCGTCGAAAGGGGCTTAAAATGAGAACAGGTATAAAGGAAGTAAAAGGCACACTCAAGGGAGGCAACTACACGCTAGTCGCCTCCAAATATATAGGTGACCCCGACGGGTATACCAAGCTTCTTACGCATTTCGACGGCCAGAACGCAGGTACTGCTATAGTTGACAGCGGAGATTCTGGGTACGTAGTTACTCAGGTAGGCACAGCGTCGTTGTCTACAGCCTTCCGTAAGATTGGTGGTGGATCCTGTTTCTTTGATGGCAATAGCGATTGGTTGACTGTCCCTGATAGTACCGACTGGTATTTTGGAACGATGGACTTTACACTAGACTTGTGGGTGAGGTTTAACAGTGTATCTCAATCCGTTCAAACCTTAATAGCACAATTTGTTGACGGGAGTAACTTTTGGGAACTTGATTATAACTTTGGGGGTGCGTCCGAAGATAAGCTGACATTTTATGCTTATTCGGGGGGAGAGTTAGGACATTTTGTAACAACTAGCACAATGGGTTTGCTAGTGAATACTTGGTATCATATAGCCTTAGTACGTTCGGGTTCTACTTGCTATATGTTTCTGAACGGAACATCTCTTGCGGTAACACAAACCCAGCCGTTTGGAACGATGCCAGACCTGGCAGCTACGTTACGTGTTGGTAGTAATGGAGGCACTCAATATTCAAGTACGTACATAGACGAACTCCGTATCTCCAACACAGCTCGATGGACCCAGAACTTCACTCCACAGACAACCCCGTACACATCCGATTCCTACACCAAGCTCCTCCTCCACATGGAACCTCACGATGTCTGTGGCAACATCCCCACCTTCAACTCCACGGCCAAGCTATCTTCAAATCCAATTAAGAAGTTCGGAGCTGGATCTTTGCTCCTAGATGGCAACTCTGACTATGTTACATACCCTGATTCAGCAGACTGGGCTTGGGGAACAGGAGCATTTACAGTCGATTTTTGGTATAAGTGTGGAGGTTCAGTTGGAGGATATATTGCTTTCTTTAACCAAGGCGAGAGCAATGTAAAGTATTCCGCTCTTTATTGGACTGGAAATACCTTACGCTATCAATGTTATAATAATGCAAATGTTATATATGTATCGTGGTCTATAACTGAAGCAGTTTTAATTGGTAGTGCCACAGGTACTTGGAAGCATTTGGCAATAGTGAGAGATGGAACTGGAGCCGACTACTCATTAAAATGTTACATAGACGGGGTATCCTTAGGAAATGGAACTTTAACTGGAGGTGCTTGGAATGCAGCACTTATAGATTGGGCAGGTGTATTTGAAGTAGGTGGGATGCAAGCTAACTCATTTTATTTCAATGGCTATATTGATGAGTTCCGTATTGTCAAAGGTACAGCTAAATGGACAGCGAACTTCACCCCATCTACGACAGCATATACTGGCTCAGACATACCGACCAACGGGCTATTGCTCCATCTTGATTATGATTATCTTGATAGCTCTATTGCGGCTCACGGCGCAGGCACGGGGGTTGGTACAGCTCAAGTCACGACAATCAGCAGGATAGGTGCTGGCTCACTGCTCCTCGATGGTAACAGCGACTATGTAACCTATCCAGATAGTGCTGACTGGAATTTAGGAAATACATTCACTGTAGATACTTGGATTAAGGTTAATGGTGCCACTGGAGATTTACAACAAATATGTGGGCAATTTCCAAATAATCAAAATGCTACTGTCTTATTGCAGGTTTATCCTGAAGGTAATGTTATATATGCTGGTTTTTATGTAGCTTCAGCCTGGACATTACGATTTTCAGCCCCTTACACGCCTCGATATGGGGTGTGGCAACATATAGCACTGGTAAGAGTTGATGGCGGTAATGCGGACACTTCTTGGAGAATCTTTCTTGATGGAGTGCAACTTGCATTAACAAAGACTCTTGGAAACTGGAACGCCGCTTTCCCGGTTCTTACAGCTTCTATGTATGTTGGTATGTCGCAAAACGCTTATTATTTTAACGGATACATTGACGAACTCCGAATCTCTAAGGATACAGCCCGTTGGACTGCTGGTTTTACACCGCAAACTACAGCATACACTGCAGATACTTATACCAAGCTCCTCTGCCACTTCGACTACGATTACATGGACTCATCCACCGTAGGCAACCCCACAGGCACCGGGTACGGAGCAGTAGCCACCTCTGCAGTGCAGAGCAAGTTCGGTGGTGGATCGCTGCTGTTGATTAGTGCAAACAGTCAGTATGTAACATACCCGTCTACCACAGACTTTGGTTTTGGAACGGGGGATTTTACAATAGACTTTTGGATATATTTTAACACAGTCAACACCATACAAGTGCTGATGGATTCCACTACTAACGACAGAACTCTGATTATGGTGCATACAAACGGTAACTTATATCTCGATCTTGTAGGAGTTGGTTACGGTTCAGCGTGGGTACCGTCAGCAACGACGTGGTACCATTTAGCGTTCACAAGATCTGGAACCAACCTAAGGTTCTTTGTCAATGGTGTCCAAGTCGGAGTAACTAAAACATCAAGCGATAACATTGCATCACAAGGAATTTATATAGGCAGACAAAACTCAGGAACCCCATATTATACAAATGGCTACATCGACGAACTCCGAATCTCCAAGGGCATAGCCCGTTGGACATCCAACTTCACCCCACCAACCTCAGCTTACACCACCGATTGGTACACCAAGCTCCTCTGCCACTTCGACACCGATTTCTCAGACGCCTCTGGGATCTCGCACGGAGCAGGTACTGGAGTTGCAACAGCTCAAGTAACCTCACCATCGAGGTTTGGATCGACATCGCTGCTTCTCAATG